GCGCAGATGCCGCAGGTTCTTACTTAGGATGGAACTCTAATGGAACTGATATCACATTAGCAGCAGATGACGACTTGATTCTCCATGCTGATGATACTATGGCGTTTCAATCCGGCGGAACTACAACAATGACATTACTCAGCGGTGGTAATTTAGGAATAGGCATTACAAGTCCCGGTGAAAAACTGCATGTTGCAGGTGCTGGAGACCAAGTAATCAAGGTTGACTCCACATCTGATGGTAGGGCTTCTTTAGTATTAGAGGGATACAAGACATCAGATGCCGTCTTCTCACAAGTAGCCGCTATCAACAATGCAGACAGCGTTGCAGGTATGCTGTTCCTCAGGGATGGTGCTAATGATGCATCAGCAATCACACTCAACACTCAAGCAACTGGCTCTACCAGTGTAGCCGAGAGATTGAGAATTGCATCGGGTGGAGCAATCACATTCAATGAAGCATACACATTCCCTACATCAGACGGTAGTGCCAATCAAGTTCTGGCTACTGATGGTAGTGGTGCTCTCACGTTTGAAGACAACACCGGTTTCGTTATCTTCGGTGAGGAGTCTGATGACTATATCTCTTCAACGAGTACTGCGGGTAACACAAATGGATTTCAATTCTCATATGGTAATGGGGCACAAAACACTACCAAGTCATCAAGTGGTAGCGACTTCGGTATGATAATACCTGTTGCTTGTAAATTAGTGAGACTAGATTTTCACTTTGGTAACAAGGGTAGTGAGACTAACTCAAGCACTCAAACCTTCACTGTCTACAAAAACAACGCTGAATCGACAACGACCGTGGATTTCAGTGCTAGCGGTTCTGGTGGAAATGCTTTCAAAAAGTCATTCTCGTCACTAAGCGGCGATGGTCTAACATATGCAGCGGGTGATGCATTCAACTTGAGAACAACAGGAGTGAGTGGGTGGTCAGACACACAGATTGGCCCTGCGAGAATGACTGCGTACTTTAAGGCGACATGAGGTGATTAAATGGTAATAGGAGAACATGACGAAGAGATAACGATAACGATGGATGAGGCAATGGCCAAAGTCAGAAGCACTAGGGACTGGATGCTAGAGGTGTATGTTGACTTCTTCCAATCCAAGCCCCTTCTTTGGGCAGATTTGAGCGAGACTCAAAAGACAGAACTTACGGAATACAGACAAGCCCTATTGGACTGGCCAGCGACTATACAGGAAATCTATGGTGACGTGCCTCCTAACTCGTATGCAAAGCACCAACCCTCGCAACCCAGTTGGTTCGATGAGAAGCACCCTAGAGGTGTGATGTTTCCTTAGACATAAACCCCAATTACCTTCTGTAGAAACTTGTCTAATCTACTCCTACTATACTTGTAGGCAAGGTCGTGTGCATACTCACCTGTAGATAATAACTCCTCTACTTGTATATCACCTATGATAGGTATGTTATTCGCTAAAGCCCACATAACTAACGCTTCTGTTCTCAGATTGGCTTGTGCTGAATCAACAGAGAAACAACCACCCAAACCACCCACAGAGCAGTCGAACTGTCTGATACCTGAGTCATAGGCTGCTTGTATGTACTGTGCACTACCCTCATTTACATGTAGGTGTATGCTCAAATTAGGGGTGATTCTTCTTGCTTCACTACATAGTAAGGATATACTCTCGATAGTAGCACTACTATCTGTGTCACATAGTACAATGCATTCCGCTATGTCTTTTCCCCACTTTACACAGTCTAAAACGGCTTTTCTAGATACACCCTCACTAAATGCACAACTAATGTACAATCTATTTATTGGTATATCCTTGCATTTATTTTGATATACACCCATTATATTCTCATATGTATTTTTTTGATTCAATTTATTGAAACCATCATGGGGGCTTATCACTACGTTAACACTCTCAAGGCCTAGTTTTATCGCTCTGTTGAAACCCTTCTCATTTACAACCAATAGGTCTCCACCAATCTTCCTGTATAGTTTACCGCTTCCTCTCATTGGTAGTATAGAGGGGTGTACTAAACTACCAACCTCTATGTCTTCTATACCTGCTTTCTTGAGTTTCTTGATTAGTTTGACCTTCTTCCTCAGGGGGATGGTTCTTGGTAGACCCTGTAGACCATCTCTAGGACTCACCTCATAAATAGAAATATCAGGCTTCATTCTTCGACCTCGAAATCAAAGAACGAATCAAAACCTCCCATACTTTGCAACCAATAGTACTCTCTTCTAATTTGATACAGAAAAAGAAAGATTGGTATAATGAGCGAGGCGATAATGAGTGTGCCAATCATTCGATTGCCCACTCCATGAATATATCATCTATACATTGTATGAACATCCTACAATTTCTATCCATATCAATACCCCATGTCGAACTTGCTTGGCTTCTTCATCTCACGAATCTGCTGTGCTGCAAAGCGTATCTTCTGTGTGCTGTGTAGATGCCAGAATGAGTCCTTTGGCACTTTGAACTCCTTTTCTATGAGTTGGCATAACTCGTATCTGGATGATGTCTGAAGGTCATCATCTATGGCTAGCCCAAGAACTTCTTTGACCTCATCTTCAGAGTACTTCACACGCTTGTCTAACCATACATATACGTGGCCCATTATACTCATGAGTTTACGAGCAAACCAACGCCACAACATAACGGTGTGGATTCTACACCGATAGTAGATTATTGTTTCGCCTTCTTGTATGCAGAGTCCTGCCAAAAGTTACCACATTGCTTGCATTGCCAAAGGTTGATTCTTCTCTTTTCACCATCTTGGTATCGTGCGTTGAGTCTTCTAGGGATATGCTTGTGACCACAAGCACGACAGGTGACGTTTAGTTTGTCTAGTAGTCTTCCCATTATTCCACAGGTCTCCTACCAACGATATCGTCTATCCTTAGTAGGGCAGTAGTAACTTCCGTCGCACTAAGCACAGCCTGCTTGATTAGTTTGGTAGGCTCAAATATACCAGCGTCTTTCATATTGGTGATACCACCATCAGTGACATCAGGTCCGTGATACAGGCTGCCGTTCTGTATCTCGTGCCTCATTGCCAGCACCACATCCAATGGGTCATGCCCTGCGTTCTCCGCTATGGTAGCAGGAATAACCTCTAGAGCATCAGCAAAGGCCTCTATAGCCATCTGAGGCCTTCCACCCACACTAGCACCATGATTCCTCAGATAAGAGGCCATGGCTACGAAGGATGAGCCGCCACCTGCAACCACCTTCCCGTCTTCCTTGACGAGGCTGACCACACCCAGTGCGTCATCGAAGCCTCTCTCCACCTCATCCAGAGTTGATTGAGTAGCCCCTCTCAGAACAAGAGTGGATTGGTCACTGTCAACAATCGACTCTACGAATATGTATTGAACGTCATTGTGCTTCTGTCTCGATATCTTGACGAAGGCTGAGGCTTCTAGTTCCTCTGGGGTCTGTGCTACGCTGATTCCCAAGCATCCTCTCAGTGCTTTCATCACACTCTCAGGTACTCTTCTCACCACACCTATACCATTCTTCCTCAGATAGGCACATACGTGGTCATGCACACCATCCCTGACGAACACGACCCCCTTGCCTTCCATCTTCATCACAATGTGTTGTGCACGCTCAAGCAGGTTATCTCTACCTGACTTCTGGAACTGCGAGTAATCTGCTGCATTCAGTTGAACCTGTACGTTCTCCTTGCTCTTCTCTTCCTCAAGCCCTGTGTTGAGCAGAAGGATGTTGGTCTCGTCATCCAAGTCATAGTCTAGCACGAAGTCCTTACTCACAATCACACCGTTGAACAGGTAAGATTCCTCGATGCTACCACCGGGTAGACTGACGACCCTAACTCTGTCCACATCACCAG